GTCGCTGGTCAGCAATGTGACCAACGTCCGAGAGAGCACAAGGTACGAAGTTGACCAAATGTAATCTCCATTCACTGGCCCAGTTATGGTCAGTGGATAGACTATCTTTCCGGGTCGCTTGCTCGAAGACCATGGCTTGCCAACTATAAGTTGGCAATCCGGAAGTCTCTCGCGCACGATATTCGAAAAGTACAGCCATATGGAGACTTGCCCAGTCGGCAAGAAGTTTAGCGCTTTTATAGAGTCCTCCGACATAAAGTCTACGTTGGAGGTCAATATAAAAGGGGTATTGGTCGATATTGTCTTCGTCATATAGTCTCACTTTCTTGTTTCTAGTTATAGAGACAGGAACGTTCCCAAACCATTCTGTACCGCACGACTCCCGAAAGGGTGTCGCCCAGCACGTCTTCGACATGTTGGGTTGACATCCTACGGATTTCAGCGAATACATAAGTGGTTCGAGATACACTCGGGGAAGGATTATATCATCCCCAAAAACGCAGAGACTAGTGGCGAGTTCAAAGAGCGCCCTACGATCAAGAACAACCTGATCGTATCCGGATGCCCGGTACATGGTAGCTAGCGATAGCGACCAGAATACCAGGGTCTCTATGGGAAAGCAAGTAGCTGATCCCATAGGCGACATGGCACACAACCGAATCAGTTCTCCTTCGTAACTTGCGAAGTCTGAACGGGTGCGGCATAGATACCTACGTAGGCGAGGGACCTTCGCGAGAAGGAACCAAACCAAAGGTAATGACACTGTATCGCTAGCGTTAGAAAGGTCTAACGTAGCGTGGTCATTCTCAAAAGCCCGACTAGCCGCCATCTGATTGCGCGTTTGATCGCGCATACGGATGGAGAGGCGAAGTAGCGGGTGAGAGTCTATGTAATCCATCATCTTGTGCATTTGACCCTGTTGGAGATACTGCATAGCAGACATCTCAACAGAGATCAAACGTGGGCCCCTGAAATCCTTCGGTACTAGAGCAACCCGAGTCGTCATCCTATCAAGGAAAACGACAGAATTGCTTGTTTGACGAAGATGTTCCAAGGATTGAACACCATATTCGCAGTAGGGGTAAACCTTATTTGCCCGTGAGGGCCAGTAGGTAAACCTCCACCTCTCGTCTTTGTCTCTTTTCTCGTGCACTGCCCCAGGACCATGTCCAGGAGTAATACGACTAAGATTGAGACGACGAAGAGCGTACCCTAGGATAGCTTGAGCTATCCTAAGCGTCGGATCATCAGTATTAAGACGCACGCCCCGAAGGGTCGTTTGTCCGTCTTTGAATGATCTAACGGTAGATCTGCTTTGTTCCTCGGTCGGTTCAGTTACGAATCGACTTTGAAACAGGCAAATCTGGCGAAGCATGAATATGGATGTGACATTAGGTTGCTCGAGGAGGCCACCGAGGCTATCAAAGACTGTCGAAAAGACAGAATGAAATAGCTGAGGCAACCGGCTCCCTTTAGCACACCGAAATGCAACAGGACTTGTGAATGTCCCGCAGACTAGCCCGTGATCAACGGCTCTTCCCAGAAGGGGGAGAGTAACGTTGAAAAAGCTTGATCCTTCAGACTCAAACCGTGAGGTGAGAGTCTGAATGTCTTTCGAAGTGAAAGGAAGTCCTCGAGCTTTACCATCGGCCAATAAGGCGATGTGGAGCTCGAGGTGACGAAACTGGCTTTTCAGAGATCCCATAAGGGTTGTCCCTCCAGTTTTGTCATGTCCAACAAATCACGTGCAACCTCTAGGCTGGCACGAACGCCGCAGCTTGGGAATAATCACCTTCAATGGTGATTCCATTCTTCAGGCCGACGACGAACGAGTTCGTCAAGAGGCACTGCGCTTACTTAATAAGGTCTTTAACGACCATATCAATAAAAGCAGTAGCACGAGGAATCCGAAGAGTGACTTCCACGCTACCAAGCGTGAAAGCACCCGTCGTATCATCGATATCGCCTTTCGAAAAGACGAAACGATGTACGTCGGTACCTTTGCTGCCGTTGGGCTTCAGGGTGTGTTCGACGAGCAATCGCTGGGCCTCATTAAGGCCCGACGCTGCGACGATGAACTCCTTCTTAGGACCATTTTCGGAAGCAAGGTCGTAAACCACATCAGTGGTATCCGTTGATTTGTTGACAGTAATAGACATGACAAGCTCCTATGATGCACCCGTTTTAGGGGCGCGGATTTCCGATTTGTGTCGGGTATCACAACATTTAGAATAACGCCCCGGCCTTCTGAATAAGAAGACTGGAAGATGTTATTCCGTGGAAGGTACCCAGGCGCGAAATGTCAACGCTGCCTGAAGTCGTAGGAAGGCCTGATGCCCGGCTGTAATTTGTCTCGATAAAGCGACAAAGTTCAACCGGTGAGCCACCTTGTTTGGTGGCCTGCCACGTATTATAATAGTATTGACTGCTCATCATGAGCTTAGATACTGTTTGATACGTGACAGAATGGCAGATGTTACGAATGTTATAGAAAGGACCATCGTAGTGAGGAGTTAAGTATTTATTTACATACTCCTGTGCGTTGGTAACCCAATCGATAACAAATGAGAACGGCACAAGCTCCCATGCTAAACCGAAGACTTTGTGAAGTCCGAAGTACTGCACGTAAGCATGCCAGTCTTTAGCGTAACTAAGGTCCGGACGGACCTTGCCAAGAGCGGAAATGACTCCAACAGTCTCCCGCTGGTCGTAAACCAGCAAAATGGAAGAACCGGAGTAATCAACCCCGCTCGAATCAACATCAGAAGGCACTATCTGCCTAGCCCTGATAGGGACGTATCCGCCAACATTTTCTCGAAGGAACTTTAGACGCTCGTTGACAACTGTATGAGCTGTCAACATTCGCTTAAGCTCATCGAGAGCTGGCTTGATACCAAACTTATATGATAAGCTGGCATCGGACGTATCCCGCAATAACTTACCTACTTTCCCTATACTAGAGTACTTCTTATTGCCAAGGTTTCCCTTTGCAAATTCTAGGAAGTACTTCAGAATACGAGTCGGATTGAGAATGGTCTTAAAAGCGTCAACGAAGACGCCGTTTTCGACCATCGACTCACCGATATTCGTATCAGGTGACATTAAGTTATTACAACTTTCATGCCACTGGTCTAGGAGAGCAAACCAATCGATGTCATGGTAGAGATCCACGCTACCGGATTTTGTCGAGTTGCGAAGGGTTGTAATCTTCGCATTAATCGACGAACCGGCGACGTGGTAATTAAACCCTGCCATTCCATCGTAGGTGAGGAAGTGATTGTATGTAGCGGACTGCGCATGGACTGCGGAGCCTCCATCTTTCGGTGGTTTAGCTTCGTATTTACCATGCGTACAAGGATTAACTGTTAGAAACTGGGTATAGAGATCGCTTCGAAAAGCGGTCAACTCAGCACCTTTCAGCAGACGACGCGCTGCCGCTAGACGGCGGCGGCGCTTAGCTCTGTCTTCCTTGGTGACTTTGATACGTGTTCGATCCGTAATGCTATCATACTTGTCGTTGAAAACGCCAAATGTAATAACTGAGGACGATTGAGTGTACGGTGGATTCCTTCGAATCTGACTGTAACCTATAATCCCCGGGGGATGGATACGAATGTATCTAGACCTAGTCCTCATGGCTTCCTTTCTTGTACCTTGTACATGCTGGGATAACGATTCCAGAACCGCATCATGGGGAGATAAACAACTGGCGTAGCATTTCTGCTATTACAGTGAGTAGACCAACGAGAAGACCCGCAAGGATCTTCTTTGTGTTGTCGCTCATGTTACCTCCTTGAGATGAGTCATGCACAAGAAGGACGGCGCACCTTATCAAGGGGTG